GGCGCCGCGGTTGACGCGGACAACATCTACAACCGGCTCTTCCCGGAGGTGAAAATTGTCGAGTACCGCCGGGAGGTAAGACCTGGAGATACGCTCTGGGACATCTGCGGGGAAATCGCAACCGACAAAGAAGACCTACGGAAACTGGTCTGGCAGGCAAAGAAAGATAACAGGATTATGGACGTCGGCAACCTGCAGCCGGGAACACTTGTCATTGTAAGAGTTGAGGAGGCGCGGAATGGATGACAGACAATTTACCGTAACACTGGCTAAAGAAGACTGGGATTTAGTTCTGAACGCACTGGAGATCTGCAAAGAGAATGCGTCATCACTCATGGAGCACGAAATCGAATGCATTATCCGCGAAATAAAGTCAGATTTAGACAGTCAAGGTTTTTAAAAGTAGAGGAGTTAGAAATGGATAACACAGAAAAGTTTGGACAGGTAGTCAAATATTTAATCCGCAGGTATAAGGAAGAGTCGAATATTTATGCGGAGTTGGGTAAAAAAGGCGACATGATAAACGCAGCTAAAGCGAGTATACGTTCAGAAATTTTCTGGGAAATAATTCTTTTTATTAATAAATTGGACATCGAGGAGGCGCGGAATCAGTGAATGCAGAAGAACCACAAGAAGTCACAGGTAAAGAACTACGTGAATTTATAAGAAATTGGTGCGATAACGCTCCGGGCGCAAGGAAAAACAAGTGCCGTATTTTTGCAAAACTATATCCGTTATATATGGCAGTAGATAACACAACTGGACATTGCTTGATAAAACGCTTTGGAACTCGACGAGAGGCCGTTATATGGCTGGCAATAAAAAAGCCGACTGATGTTCGCAGCATCAATCGGCAGGTGGAAAAATGAGTGATATTTCCACCTCTATTATAACACAGGAGGTAAATAATGACAGAAGTTGAAGAAAGAAATGAACATCTTGCGTTCTTGACGCTCATCGAGCGGAGTAAAAGACAAAACGCGCTCATGCACTTAAAGAAAGCGCTAGATTATTCCGAGTGCGGAGTGACGGACATTGAGCTTGTAGAAACGCCTAACGGTGATTTTGTAGACGTTACATTTCACGGAGAAGAAAAACGCCGGGCGAACATAAGCGGTGACAGTATTCCGGCGATGATTTACGACATATTTAGACAAATTGAATGGTTGAGATAAATGGAGGGATACACAATGACAGAACCGGTAAAAATCAATGAGTTATTGATTGAAAATGTGAAACGGGTAAAAGCAGTACAGTTTGAACCATCTGCTGACGGCCTTACTATCATCGGCGGCAGAAACGGACAAGGAAAAACGTCTGTATTGGACGCTATTGCATGGGCATTGGGCGGCAATAATTATAAACCGTCTGTACCGGAACGGGACGGCGCACTGGTACCGCCGAACCTGCATATTGAACTGTCCAACGGATTAATTGTGGAACGAAAAGGGAAAAACAGCACATTAAAAGTAACAGACCCGAATGGGAATAAATCAGGACAGCAGCTTTTAAATGAATTTGTGTCCACACTCGCATTGGATCTCCCGAAATTTATCAACGGAAGTGATAAGGACAAGGCGGATTCTCTTCTGAAAATTTTAGGGATTGGTGATGTACTGGCTCAGCTGGACACAAAAGAGAATCAGCTGTATGCACAGCGTACGGAAGTGGGACGCATTGCAGACCGCAAGAAGAAAGCGGCTGATGAAATGCCGATGTACCCAAACGTTCCGAAAGAACCCGTCAGTGCAACAGAACTCATTAAAGAGCAGCAGGAAATTCTTGCACGGAACGGAGAAAATGAACGGAAACGTCAGGACGCCGCTCGTTATGAACAAATACTGGCAAATGCTCAAATTGCTTTTGATGAAGCTAAAGCAGTATTGCAGAAAGCAGAACAGGATTGTTTAACTGCCTGGAAGTCGGCAGAAGATCTTCATGATGAAAGCACAGCTGAATTGGAAAAGAATCTGGCGGAAATTGAAGCATTGAACATCAAAATCAGGGCTAATTCTACAAAAGAAGCCGCCGAAGTGGAAGCTAATAATCTGCAGCAGGAATATGACGGACTGACGGAACAGATTGAATCTATCAGGGAAGAAAGGAGTAAACTTCTTGATTCTGCGGAATTGCCGCTGCCGGGATTATCTGTCAAAGATGGCAAGCTGATTTATAACAATATGCCATGGGATGGCATGAGCGGCTCTGATCAGCTCAAAGTAGCAACGGCTATTATACGTAAATTAAACCCGCAATGTGGCTTTGTTTTGATGGACAAGCTAGAGCAGATGGACTTGGAAACCCTGCAGGAGTTTGGTGTATGGTTAAAAGCCGAAGGTCTGCAGGTTATCGCAACAAGAGTTTCCACCGGTGATGAATGCTCAATCATTATTGAAGATGGCATGGTGAAAGGCTATACGGAAGCGGTTAAAGAAAAAGCGCCAAAGTACGTCAAAGGTGTGTTTTAAAGAAAGGGAATAAGAATGAACATTACAAAAGGAATTATCAGTAAGCCTGTCAAAGTTTGTGTTTACGGCGTGGAAGGTATTGGGAAAACAACATTTGCCAGCCAGTTCCCGGAACCGCTCTTTTTCGACTTAGATAAAGGGTCTGCACAGCTTGATGTCAGCCGTGTAACAGACATTACATCATGGCCGTTGCTGATGAGCAACATCAAAGAAGTCTATGATAATCCGACTATTTGTAAGACGCTGGTTATTGACACTGCGGACGCGGCAGAAAGAATGTGCATTGATTATATTTGCGGAAAATTCAACAAAAAAGGAATTGAAGATTTCGGTTACGGTGCCGGCTACACATATTTAGTGGAAGAATTTGCCCGATTCCTTGTACAGCTGGACGCCTGCATTGGGCAAGGGATTAATGTAGTTGTTCTTGCTCATGCTGTTTTAAAAACAGTAACGCTCCCGGAAGAGATGGGAACATATGACCATTGGGAACTGAAATTGTCCAGCAAGACGACAAACAAGGTGGCACCGCTGGTCAAAGAATGGGCAGATTTACTGCTTTTTGCCAATTATAAAACAATCCTGATTGAAGATGGAACACGAAAAAAAGCGGCAGGCGGAAAACGAATCATGTATACCACGCATACAACGTTTGCGGACGCGAAGAACCGATTCTCTTTAGCAGAAGAGTTGCCGTTTGACTATAACGAAATTGCGCGGTTGATACCAAATGGAACAGCTCCGGGTATAAAACCTATGCAAGAAAAGAAACAGGAAGCAAAACAGAAGACCGTAAAAAAATCAGAACCTGAACCGACTTTCCCGATACAGTCACCCGGTGTCCCGATTCAAGACACGGCTGTCCCTGTAGTGACTACTGTAAAAAAAATCGAAAATACTACTTTACAGAAAGTCTATGACTTAATGAAACAAGAAAATATCACAGAAGAACAGATTCGTAAAGCAGTAGCTATGAAAGGATATTTCCCCGAAGATATGCCGATGAAAGATTATCCGTCTGATTTTATAGACGGTGTGCTTATTGGTGCGTGGGAGCAGATTAAAACATTTATTTTAAACAACATCAGTGTTCCATTTAATTAATTTACATAAAGGAGAAGAACATGAGTACAAATTTTGAACAATTCGGAACAACATCTGCAGAAGACAAAGTATTAGACTGGGACGAAACCGTTACTGATGACGGCAAAGATCATGAATTTGTCTTATTGCCGGAAGGGGTTTATCCGTTTACGGTAGAAAGCTTTGAACGAAAGATTTACGAAGGTGGATCTAAAATACCGCGGTGCCCGCAGGCGGCATTAAAACTCCGCGTGCATGGCGGAGAATATGGTGACGCGCTTGTATTCAGAAATTTATTCTTAGTTTCAAAGCAGCAATGGTTAATTGCCCAATTCTTTATTTCCTTAGGGCTGATGGAAAAGGGCGGGACAGAGAAAATGCCATGGAATAAAGTTATCGGCGCATCAGGTTATGTAGAAATTGTTCATCGGATTTATAAAGAGCAACCTTACAACGAAGCGAAAAAATTCCTTGCCCCGGACGATAAGAAAATCCCGAAAGTACAGGGTGGTTATACAGCCGGGACCTTCTGATGATGGAATTACGACCATACCAACAGGAAGCGGTTACAGCTGTTATGCGAGAATGGGCAGACGGACACAAGAAAACGCTTTTGGTTCTTCCGACAGGTACAGGCAAAACGATTGCCTTTGCTAAAATCGCAGAAAACTGTGTTCGTGAGGGGAGAAAAGTCTTGATTCTTGCCCATAGAGAAGAACTCTTAAACCAAGCGCAGGAAAAAATCAAGACTGTAACAGGTCTCTTATGTGCTAAAGAAAAAGCAGAAGAAACAAGTCTTGCCAGCTGGTACAGAATTGTTGTTGGATCCGTGCAGACGCTCATGCGTGAAAAACGGCTCCGGCAGTTTCCGGAAGATGAATTTGGCACCATTATTGTAGATGAAGCCCATCACGCACTGGCCGATAGTTATCAACAAGTGCTGCAGCATTTCCCGACGGCAAATGTATTAGGTGTAACCGCAACACCGGAACGAAATAATCTGCAGTGTCTGGGAAATTATTTCGACAGCTTAGCTTATGAATATTCTTTAACCCAAGCAGTTCGAGATGGATATTTGTGCAAAATCAAGGCGCAGACGATACCGCTCAAGATTGATATCACAGGCGTCGGTATGTCTGCCGGAGATTATGCGGCAGGCACATTAGGAACAGCACTTGACCCGTATCTTGAGCAAATTGCCCAAGAAATGGTTACATATTGCGCCGGGAGGAAGACTGTAGTCTTCTTACCTTTGGTAGCCACAGCTAAAAAGTTTAAAGCCATTTTAAACCATTTTGGGATGAAAGCAGCGGAGGTGAACGGGAACAGCCAGGATCGAGAAGAAACGCTAAAGAAATTTGAAGCAGGAGAGTATAACGTACTCTGTAATGCCATGTTACTGACGGAAGGTTGGGACTGTCCATCAGTGGATTGTGTAATCATGCTTCGGGCAACAAAGATCAGAAGCTTATATTGCCAATGTATAGGACGGGGAACAAGGCTTTCTCCGGAAACGGGCAAAAAGGATTTATTGGTATTGGATTTTTTGTGGAATACGGCGCGGCATGAATTATGCCGTCCGGCATCGCTTATCTGCAAGACAGATGATATCGCTACGAGAATGACGAAGGACTTGGACCAGTCCGGGGCCGCTGTTGACATAGAGGACGCTTACAAGCGGGCAGCGGAGGAAACCATTCTTGAGCGGGAGGAAGCTCTTGCAAAAGAATTATCAGCGATGAAAAAACGGAAACGCCAGTTAGTAGATCCATTGCAGTTTGAAATGTCTATACAGGCAGAAGATTTATCTGATTACGTCCCGTCTTTCGGCTGGGAAATGGCACCTGCAAGCGACAAACAGCTCAAAGCATTGGAGAAATTCGGCATATTTCCTGACGAAATCGACAATGCGGGAAAGGCCAGCCTTTTACTCGACCGTTTGAATAAACGGCGGGAAAACGGACTGTCTACCCCAAAACAGATCCGCTTTTTGGAAAGCCGCGGTTTTCAGCATGTGGGGATTTGGACGTTTAACGACGCAAACAACATGATTTCCCAGATTGCTAATCATCACTGGACAATTCCCCGCGGTATCAAGCCGGCTTTATATGTCCCCAATCAAGAACTAAATTTCGGAGTATAAGTTATGTCGAAAATAGATTTACGACCGTTGCTAGAGTGTATACCGCCCGCCGCCTGCACGTATGAAGAATGGATCAATGTAGGCATGGCGTTATGTCATGAGGGCTACAGCGTTGATGTATGGAATGACTGGAGCCGAAAAGATCCGGAACGTTATCATGATGGTGAATGTCATAAAAAATGGCAGTCATTCAAAGGGAATCCGAATCCGGTCACAGGGGCGACGATTACTCAGATGGCGAAAGATTACGGATGGCAACCGCATACAAAAGAAGACGACAACAAAGTAATGGACTGGGATGATACGGTAACAGACAATGTCGTTATCGTTGATCAGCACTATGTACAGGAATCGGAAATCAAAGAACCGGCACAATGGAATCCGGCCGATGAGATTATTCGGTATCTGGAAGCGCTCTTTGACAGATCCGACAAAGTCGGTATTGTTATGTCTTCTTTCCGGCGCGACGATGGGAAATATTCCCCGTCCGGCTCGGGTACATACTCTTTAACGGCGGGAGAATATATTTCCCGCATCAAAAAGTACCAACAAAACGGTTACAGTACAAAAGATGTCATCGGGTATGCGATTTCAGATTACGATGAAAAAGCAGGTGCATGGATCCGTTTCAATCCTTTAGACGGTAAAGGTATTAAAAATGAAAATGTATCCAATTACAAATATGCTCTTGTAGAATCAGACACGCTCCCGCCGGGGAAACAGAAATCTATTATAGAGGAATTGGAACTTCCGGTGGCGGCACTGGTGTATTCCGGAAATAAAAGTATTCATGCCATCGTACATATCGACGCAGCGTCACAGGAAGAATACCGACGCCGTGTGGATTATCTGTATAAAGTATGCCGAAAAAACGGTTTACCTGTCGACGGAGCAGATAGAAACCCGTCTCGTTTATCACGGTTGCCGGGCATTATGAGAAATGGTAAAAAGCAGTTTCTCATAGCCACCCACATCGGGAAGGAAGATTTCGACAGCTGGAAAGAATGGATTGAGACTGTCAATGATGATCTGCCCGATCCGGAAGATTTGTCTGATGTGTGGAATAATATGCCCGATTTATCCCCGTCATTGATTGACGGTGTACTTCGGCAGGGGCATAAAATGCTCATTTCCGGGCCATCAAAAGCAGGTAAATCCTTTGCCCTGATTGAACTTTGTATCGCTATTGCAGAAGGTACGCAGTGGTGCGGTTTTCAATGCACGCAGGGACGCGTATTATATGTCAATTTGGAATTGGACAGGGCAAGCTGCCTGCATCGGTTTAAAGACGTCTATACGGCGCTGGATTTACGCCCCGATTACATTTCTAATATTGATATATGGAATCTGCGCGGAAAGTCGCTGCCGATGGATCAGCTTGCGCCGAAGTTAATCCGTCGTGCTCAAAAGAAGAATTATATCGCGATTGTGATTGACCCGATCTATAAGATTATCACAGGTGACGAAAACAGCGCTGATCAGATGGCACGATTCTGCAATCAATTCGATAAGGTCTGTACAGAACTTTCTGCAGCTGTAATTTACTGTCACCATCACTCGAAGGGCGGACAGGGAATGAAGCGTTCTATGGATCGTGCGTCCGGCTCCGGCGTATTTGCCCGTGACCCTGACGCTATTCTTGATATGATACAGCTCTGTGTCAATAACGACAGCCGGCGGACAGATTATGACGGGGATGCAGATAAGGCTGCAGGGATAACGGTCAAGCCGACGGCATGGCGTATTGCAGGGACACTTCGTGAATTCCCAATGTTTGAGCCTGTCAATATGTGGTTTACGTATCCGATTCACAGGTTGGATGACACCGGAGTGCTGGCGATGGCGGCCGAGGATGGCAGCCTTGAAGATGTACGTGCTAAGGGTCGTGAAGCAGGAAACAAAGCAAAAGCAAAGCAGAAAGAAGACCGTATCGCACAGATAGATACGGCGTATGAAAATTTGAGTATGGGCGGAAAGCATATAGTGACAATTCAGGATATGGCATCTTATTTAGATGTCTCTGAACAGTCTGTACGGAATTACATTAAAGCGAATGGAAATTATGAATACGGAGAAGGGAAAATTTACCCTAAAAAAACTTTCTAATATTCATCTAATATTGCAAAAAACCAGTTTATATATATAGGTTTTTGAGTATAGGAAAGTAAGGAGTAGGGTGTGGCGAGAAGCTACGCCACACACCCTTCTCCTTCCTACTTTCCTTGAAACTGGAATTTGGGCAGAAAGGCGTGTGATTGAAAATGAGAGAAATATTATTTCGTGGGAAATGTAGGAAGTCAGGAAGGTGGATTTATGGTGACTTGCTTAAACATGGAGAAAATGATTATTCAATCTATGAAGAAGGGAAAGAGTGTTCTATTTCTGTAAGAGAAGAAACTATTGGGCAATATATCGGCCTAAAAGATTGTGATGGAAATCGAATTTTTGAGGGGGATATTATCAAGGTTTCCAGAAAATCAAAATGCGGGTTTGGTGATATTTATGGATTGGTTGTCGCTGAATGGGATTCGAAACAAAAAGCATTTGTGTTATTGCCATCTGACGATTATTTTGACGATATCAGGATGATTGCAGTCGTGAACAATAAATACAACAATCCGGATTTATACAAAGAGGTAATAGCATGATTCGATTTTTTATCCATATGAAGCTTTCGACAAAAACATTTCAGGCAAAGAAAATTACGGTACGAAATGGTAAGGCTATTATCTATACACCTCCGGAGCTCAAAGAAATTCAGAGCAAATATATAGCGTATTTGTCTAAACATGCACCGGAAAAACCATTGGAAGGCGCTGTCCAGTTGTCTACGATATGGTGTTTCCCGGCGGATAAACATCACACAAATGGAAACTATAAAATAACAAAACCGGATACTGACAATATGGTGAAAATGCTTAAAGACTGTATGACGCAGTGCGGGTTCTGGAAAGATGATGCACAGGTTGCTGTAGAGCTTATTACGAAGCGATATAACGATATAGAAGGAATTTTGATTTGTGCGAAGGAGATTGGAATGAAATGATGTTCATATTAGGCTGTATGTTCGGTGCATGTATAGGGTTGCTGATTTGTTCGCTATGTGTGATTTCAGGCAGGGGTACATATGATGATCGTTAAAGAATTTCTGAATGATGTTCGGCGGCAGCATGCACGGGTAGAAGCTTGCAAAGAACGGCTAAAAGAAATTGAATGTGAAGTTATCTCTTTAAAATCTCCACAGCTAGGTGACAAAATACAATCAAACAGTGTGAAATCGCTTGATGAGGTAATCTGCAGGCTCGAATTGAAAAGAGCAGAAACATCACGGGAATTTGTTCGTTTAATGGATATGCAGGATAAAGCAGAAGCTCTGATCAGCTGTGAAAAAGATCATGACCGATGGACGGTATTGTACCGCAGATATATACTTAATCAAAAGTGGGAGAAAATTGCGGCTGAAATAAATCTTGACCTGCGCTGGATTTACAGGCTGCACGGGCAGGGATTGGTTGATTTGGAAAATACGCCATTAAAAGCCACTATTGACATGTGATATAGTGTATGTGTGAAAGTAAGGACATTTTACTTACTTCCTCCCTAATTAAGAGCCTACGCATCGTATTCTTGACGTGTAGGCTCAGTAAATTTGTGGCACTCATAACGGGTGCCTTTTTATTGCAGGAAAGGAGGTGGTGGCGTGACACCAAGACAAGAAAAATTCTGCGTTGAGTACCTGATTAATCTGAATGCAACGCAGGCAGCTATACGAGCGGGATACAGTGAGAAAACGGCATATTCAATGGGTCAGCGATTGTTGAAGAATGTTGAAATAAAAAGCCGTATTAAAGAATTGCAGGATAAAGTTTTTGAAGATGGCATGATGTCTGCAGCAGAAGCGCTGTGGCGACTGTCCAAAGCGGGCAGAGGGGAACTTAAAGAAGAAGTAGTCGTTACCGAAGGTGTCGGCGATGGGTTCAGTGAAGCAAAGATAATAAAAAAACAAATTTCTGCAAGAGACCAGATAAAAGCACTTGAATTAATGGGTAAACGCCACGACCTATTCAGTTCTGATACGAAGATTGAAATGGTACCTGTGATCATCACCGGAGAGCGTGAAATTCATGAGTAATGCCAATAGGATATATCTTCCGGATGTTATCGGCGGCGGTTACAGGGACTTCTGGAATTTCAAAGGCAGGTACCGGGTGGTTAAAGGCAGTCGTGCGAGTAAAAAGTCAGTTACCACCGCGTTATGGTTTATCTATAACATGATGAAATATCACGAAGCGAACCTGCTGGTAGTACGGAAAACTTTCAGAACACTAAAAGACAGCTGTTATACACAGCTTAAATGGGCAATACACCGCTTAGGGGTGGACGATTATTTTATCTGCAGGGAAAGTCCTCTTGAAATCACTTATAAGCCGACAGGACAGAAGATATTCTTTCGGGGACTGGATGATCCGCTGAAAGTTACTTCTATCACGGTAGACGTCGGCGTGCTTTGCTGGCTATGGGTTGAGGAAGCGTATGAAATCACGTCAGAGGCGGCGTTTGATACGCTGGATGAATCTATACGAGGTGAAGTGCCGGAAGGATTGTTTAAGCAGGCAACGCTGACTTTTAATCCATGGAATGAAAAACACTGGCTCAAAAAGAGATTTTTTGATAAGGCAGATAATGATGTTCTTGCAAAGACAACGAACTATCAATGCAATGAATTTCTTGATGATTCTGACCGCAGTATGTTTGAGCGTATGCGGCTGAACAATCCGAGACGATATCAGGTGGCAGGACTTGGTGATTGGGGTATCGTTGAAGGACTGGTATATGAAAACTGGGAAGAGAGGGCATTTGATACTGCAGAAATTGCAAGAAGAGAAAGTGTGCAATCCGCGTTTGGCCTTGACTTCGGGTATACAAATGACCCATCCGCGCTCTTCTGCGGGCTGGTAGATACGAAAGCAAGGGAGATTTATGTATTTGACGAAATGTATAAAAAAGGCCTGACGAACGAAATGATTTACCGAGAAATAAGCTGGATGGGGTATAGCAAGGAAAACATTACGGCAGACAGCGCAGAACCTAAGTCAATCGCGCAGCTCCGTGCATTGGGGCTGATTCGTATTCATGCTGCGAAAAAAGGCAGGGACAGTATACTGAACGGGATACAGCTGATACAGGATTATAAAATTGTTATTCATCCGCGTTGTGTTAATTTCCTCACGGAGATAGGAAATTATACATGGGACAAGGATAAATTTGATAATCAGGTGAATAAACCGATTGACGATTTTAATCATCTACTCGATGCCATGAGGTATGCCATGGAGCGATTTGGGCGAAGAGGCAGCGGTATTCAATTTTTAACATAGGCGGTGGACGATGGATCTTAGCTTAAATGCATTGTGGAATAATATCATACGCCGTGGGAGCGGCAGCGGGCTCACGGAAGTAGAGTTTCTGGAGTTGGAACTTCAAGCATGGATTGATTCAGGGAAACGAAATCAGATGATTGTTGGCAAGCGGTACTTTGATGGAGACCATGATATTTTAAATAAACAAAGACAGGCTGTAGATGCGAACGGCAATACTCGGACAGTTAACGGTCTGCCGAATAATCGGATTGTGGATAACCGCTATGCGGAATTGGTGGATCAAAAAGTAAGCTATCTGTTGTCTAAGCCGCTGGAAGTGAGGACAGATGATGAAGCATACGGTAAACAGCTGGATACCGTCTTTAATCAAATATTCCGTCGTCGATTGAAAAATCTGGGTGCGGACGTACTGAATTGCGGGCTTGGATATCTACATCCGTACATCTCAAATGGCGAGCTTCGGTTTAAGAGGTTCGCTCCGGAACAAATTCTTCCATTTTGGATAGATGAAGAACATGAAATACTGGACTCATTTTTGCGGATCTATTCTGTCTTTACTTATGAGGGCACGCAGCCGAAAATCATATGGAAAGTAGAGCACTATACAACTGGGGGTATACATCGATACATTTACACGGACAGCAAAAAGCTTATTCCCGATGTAGAGCAGACAGACGCTGACTACCTCACAGTAAACGGGGAACCATTTAATTGGGACAGAGTGCCGCTGATTGCGTTCAAGTACAATAATCGGGAAATTCCGTTGATAAACCGGGTGAAGTGTTTACAGGATGCACTGAATGAGCTGTTAAGTAATTACAGTGATAACATGGCGGAAGACATTCGCAGCACCATTCTGATTCTGGAGGGATATGAAGGTGAGGATTTATCGGAATTCCGCCGGAACTTAATTGCTTACGGTGTAATCAAAGTAGGAACGGAAGACAGAAAAGGCGATGTGCGGACGCTTAGCATTGAAGTCAATGCTGACAACTATGATCTGATTATCAGATTGCTAAAGAAGGCGATTATTGAGAACGGCCATGGTTTTGATGCCAAAGATGACCGAATGGCAAATAATCCTAACCAGATGAATATCCGATCTATCTACAGCGATATAGACTTAGACGCCAATAATATGGAGATGGAATTTCAGGCAAGTCTGGAACAACTGATGTGGTTTGTGAATACATTCTTGCGCATTAGCGGCACAAATCCTGATAAAAATAAAGTAGAATTCATCTTTAACAGAGATACGCCTGTTAATGAGTCGGAAGTCATTCAGAACTGCAAAAATTCAGTTGGAATCATCAGCAGGGAGACCATTGTAGCAAATCATCCGTGGACGAAAGATACGGCGGAAGAACTGGCGCGGCTTGAAAAGGAAAATACTGAGGCTCTTATGCCTGATTATGCGGCAGACGGTTCCGCGCCTAACGGTGCTGAAGAATGAACTACTGGGAAAAGCGTTTTGAAAGGCTGAAACGGCAACAGATGGGGAAAGCAGAAACCGTCACGGCTGCTATGCGCAGGGAATACACGAAAGCGTTGACCGCATTACGCAAGGAAGTGCTGGACTGGTATTACAGATACGCGGAAGAAAATGAAATGTCTCTGGCTGATGCGAAAAGGGAACTCGATGCACGGGAGCTGAAAGCATTTCGACTGACATTAAAAGAATATATCAAACTGGCCAAAAAGAAAGACCTTCCGCAAAAATATATCAAAATGTTGGATAAAGCTTCTATTCGCGCACGGTTGGACAGGAGCCAGGAATTATATATTAAGACATCGCGGTATGTTGAAGAACTGGCAAAAGCGCAAAATCTAAGCATGCGTAGTTTGCTTTCTGAAGTATATGAAGACAGCGTTTACAAAACGGCGTATGAAGCGCAAAAATTGAAAGGCAAGTTTTCCACATTTAAGGAAGTAGCAAAGCAGGATATAGAAACTGCAGTATCCAAGCCGTGGGCAAGCGACGGTAAAGACTTTTCACAGCGGATATGGGAGAATAAAACGCAGCTCATGAATACCCTGCAGACAGAAATGGCACGGTCTTTTATGATTGGTGAAGGCGTGTCACCGTTAATTAATCGGATACAAAAACGATTTAATGTATCGTTCAGTAATGCCCGTCGTTTGGTGGAAACGGAAACGGCCTATGTGCAGGAAAAAGCAATGCTGGATACGTATGATGCATTGGATGTGGAACAATATCAGATACTGGCTGTACTGGATTTGAAAACATCAGACATTTGCCGACATCTGGACAAAAAGGTATTTGACAGGAAAGACGCCAAGCCGGGAATTACCATGCCGCCGTTTCATTGCTACTGTCGTTCGACTACGATCCCATATATTGAAGGAATTACTGATAGTCAGGAAGTCACGAGGGCGGCACGTGACCTATCAACAGGGAAGACGGTATTTGTTGAAGGTGATTTGCATTATGAGGAATGGTATAATAAATACGTAAAGAATACCGATACCGGTGCATTGACTGGGTTAAAAACCAGTAACGGAATTACTATTGCCAAGCTGTCTAAACACCAACAGGAAAGGGCGGATGTCCGCAATCTTGATTTAAATGGTATTAGAGATGCATTGATAAATCCACTGCATATTGGAGAGGTTGTAGTAAAAGAAAACGGAAACTCGCAGAGATTTATCGGTGAAGCTACAACTGTGAATATAAATCCTGACACGGGGGTTATTATTACATCGTGGCCGACAGGTAAATCTCGACTGAAAAAATATAAGAAAGGGAAATAAAATGATTCTACGGTATGAGTTCACCGAAGACGAAAAAATGTTCTTAAAGAAAATGCACTTCATTTTTTCTGATGAGATGGAAGATGAGAAAGCCGCGGATTTAGTGGATGCTATTGCTGATAATATACAGGGGCTAAATGAAGATAACAGAAATATTGCTGAAGATATCATTACTAAAATCACTACTCATCCGGATTGGTAGCGGATAAAAATAACATACGGTTTCAAAAGCACTCTTAACGGGTGCTTTTATATTGCCTTTTCCGTACTGCAGGCGAAAAAGAACAGGTATTTCCGGTGTGGGGGATAAACCACGATAAAAAGTCGAAAGGAGATTATTATGACAAAAGAAGAGTTAAAGGCGTTGGGGCTGACTGATGAACAGGTTACGAAAATTTCGGAGGATTACGGTAAAAATTATGTGGCCAAGTCACAGTTCAACGAAAAGAACGAAGCCCTGAAGAATGCCGAAAAAGAGAAAGGGGAATTATCAAAACAGATTGAGGGTTTAAAAAAGAACAATGACAGTAATGCGGGGCTCAAGAAACAGATTGAGGCTATGCAGGCGGCTGCCAAGACTATGGAAACAGAACATGCTACGCAGCTTGCGCAGATGAAACTGGATGCGGCGGTAGAACGTTCTCTGACTGCGGCAAAGGCAAAGAATATTAAGGCTGCCCGCGCTCTGCTGGATTTGAAAGACGCAAAGCTGGACGAAAAAGGGGAAGTCGTTGGACTTTCCGACAAAATTAAAGAGCTGCAGAAATCAGACACGTATCTGTTTGATGTCGTGGATAAACAGAAAAAAGAAGTAGATGGCATCCATCCTGGATCAGGTTCTGACGGTGGCGATGCGGCAAAACTGACTGTGCAGCAGCAATTTGAACAGGCATTAGGTATTTAATAAAAAAGGAGAATTAAACAATGGCAATTAATACACTTGAATATGCAAAGAATTTCCAACAGAGTCTGGATAAGCAAATGTTGGTAGGTGCGATTTCCGGATGGATGGAATCTAATGCACAGAATGTAAAATACAGCGGCGGGGATACGGTAAAAATGCCGGAGATTTCTATCGGCGGCTTAGCGAAATATGACCGTGACAACGGGTTTAATCAGGGTGCTGTAACTCTGAAATACGCAGATTACAAATTAACACAGGATCGCGGACGCACGTTTATGCTTGACGCTATGGATGTGGATGAATCCAATTTTGTGGCATCTGCCGGAAACGTTATGGGCGAGTTCCAGCGTACACAGGTTATCCCGGAAGTGGATGCGTTCCGCTACTCTAAGATTGCGGCTTTGGCAAAAGGCGCATCCCATGAAACGGCAACTTTCACGCCGGATAAAACAAACGTGCTGGAAAAGCTGGATGATGAAATTGCAAAAGTGCAGGACATTATCGGAGAAGGGGAACCCCTTGTCATTATCATGGCTACTCCGATTCGCACTATCCTGAACAATGCAAAAGACATTACTAAGTACTTGGATACGGCGGACTTTAAAGCTGGTGAAATTACTACCAAAGTAAAAACCTATAATGAAATTCCGATTCTTTCAGTTCCTTCCGCCCGCATGAAGACGGCGTATGTATTCAACGACGGCAAAACGGCTGGGCAGGAAAAAGGCGGATTTAAGCCGGATGCTGCTGCAAAAGGAATCAACTGGATTATCATTGCCCGCCGTGCACCGATTGCGGTTTCTAAGACGGACAAGATTCGCATTTTTGAACCGAACGTTAATCAGAAGGCCGATGCGTGGAAGTTGGATTACCGCAAATTCCATGATCTCTGGATTCCGACAAACAAGCTGGCTGGCGTATGGGTTAATACCGGAGCATAAGGAGGTAAATTATGGAAAGATTGACCAGACTGAACGAGGTACAGTACGTAGAAAGCGATTTCCAGAAAGAGAAACTAATCAAAGAGGGATTCGTTCTTGATGAGGACTATGGCGCTGATAATGATGCTGTTGCACTAGATAAGATGACCAAGCAGCAGCTTGTTGATTATGCGGAAGCTAACGAGATTGATATTTCCGGCGCGGATACAAAAGCCGACATCCTTTCTCTGATTAAGGAGTAATTCTTATGATCGCCGATGTAAAAATCCTCATTAAAGGCGTGACTGGGTATGATGTCAAAGATTCTGATATGGCATTGCTGGAATACATTTATCAAGGGGAGGTACAGCACGTTTTGAACAGCTGCAACTTGAAAGAAATCCCTGATGAACTGCAGCATGCTGTAGATGAAATGGCAGCCGGCAGGTTCGTGCAGATGAACAAGGCAGCCATTTTAAGTGCTGATGAGCTTGACGTCGTAAAATCCATAAAAGAGGGGGATACGACGGTAGAGCTCGGTGGAACTTCGGCAGAACAGAGGCTGGATGTACTGATTGCGTTGTGGACAAAGGAGCGTGATTTGGGATGCTTCCGAAGGCTGCGTTGGTAAGATCAAGAAAAGCCGTTGAAAGCTTGTATACAGACACCTGCAGAATTATTACAGAAAAGGATACGGTAGACCCAGATACGGGAATTGTAAAAACGGTAAGGGTGACATCTGCGGAGTACCCTTGCCGTATTTCTTACAAGAATTTACCCGCGACCGGTGGTGATGGCATTCCTGTTATGACACAGTCCGTTACGCTGTTCTTGTCTCCCGAAATCAATATACCTGCAGGCTCTGATGTTGACGTGGTACGGCAAGGACGGCATCTGCATTTTAAATCTGCAGGTGTATCTGCTGTCTATGATAACCATCAGGAAATCAGTCTGGAACACCGGGAGGTGCACGATGGCTGATGTAACTGTAGATTTCAGAGGTTTTGAGGAGCTACAGAAACGAATTGCTGAATTGAATAGCGTCGCAATGGAAGAGGCCAAACGGCAGAGCGTAAATGAAATGGCAGCGGTGTATATCAGAGAAGCTAAGAAGAATACGCCGGTGAAAGGCACTGAGGTTAGACAGGTTAGTGAGAATGAATATAAGAATAGTAGGGTTGCTGAATATTCTAAGGTTAAAGATTTTAACAAACACAAAAAACTCTACAGTAGTGACGCAAAAGTTGCTTATAAGCACAAAGGGGAACGTAAATTCAAAATGCTCCACAATTCCGAGCATATGCGACGTTCCTGGAATGCGGGAACTGTAGAGCGGGAAGGACGGGAGTACAAAGTCAAAGTATTCAATACCGCGTCCTACGCTTCTTACGTGAATGACGGTCACCGACAGCAGCCTGGGCGTTTCGTGCCCATACTGGGGAAACAATTGGTGAAAGGCTGGGTAGACGGGTTGAACATGGCAGAAAAAGCAGAGAAGGAAACGGAACGGCAGTCTAAAAATATTTTGCGCCGAAATATAGACCGGGTGTTATTGAGGTACAGCACATGACAATAATTAATGAGGTAATCAAAGGCATCTCATCAAAACTGCATAAGCTGACTAAATATCCTGTGTATGTAGACGTAAAGAAGAATCATGTCGTGTTTCCGTGCTTTTATCTGAAGCAGCTGGATCAGTCACAGGAACTGTCTGTTGGTAACCGTTACTGGCAGGAACATAGCTTTGATATCTGGTTCATGCCGAATGCGGCCGATGAAGTTTCAGATGTCCGGGAAGAAATTCACAAGATGGCAGAAGCGTTCTTTGTGGAACTGGAGTATATTACTCTTCTGGATGGTTCCATAACCAGAGGAACGGATATGCATTACCGAACGACTGACGGCGCACTCCATTTCTTTGTTTCTTATAATCTATTTATTTTAAAAGAGCGGGAAAAAGCAGAAAAAATGCAGAGTTTAAAAGCGGAAGGAGCCGTAAAAAATGGCAATTAAAAAAGAAGAACAGGCAGCGTCCGAGGAGCGTTTCGACGGAGTAACGATTGTTAAATCCGCGAAGTACAAACGCTATGCGGACATTTTGACGCATTTGCTTAGCGAGGGAGAGCAGTATACGCATTCTCAGATTGATGAATTACTGAAAGATGCGTTAAATCAGCCTGTCAAACAGGATATTAACTAAAGGAGGTAACTTATGGCATTAGGTGGCGGTACCTGGCTTTTTCAAAATAAAAAATTGCCAGGTACATATATCAATTTCATTTCAAAAGACCGTCCGATGACGGATATCGCCGACCGCGGCTATGCGGCAATGGCGCTTGATCTGGATTGGGGCGTAAGCGGAGCTGTTTTCCGTGTGGAAGCAGAAGATTTCCAGAAGAACTGTCAGAAGATTTTCGGCTACGATTATGGCCACGATAAAATGAAGCCTTTGCGCGATTTGTTTATCAATCTGAAGACATTATATTTCTACCGTCTGAACAGCGGCGGAGAGAAAGCAAAGAATACACTGGCAACGGCAAAATATGCGGGAACCAGAGGAAACAATTTATCTACTGCGGTACAGAGCGACCCGGATAACAGCGGAAAGTTCATCGTGTACACTTATCTCACGACAGACGGGATGCTGAAAACGGTAGATAAACAGTCAAACGTCAGCAAGGGCGCAGATCTGCAGGACAATGATTTTGTCGTATTTAGTAAAACTGCTACACTTACTGCAAAAGCAGCGGAATCGCTGACAGGGGGCACGAACGGAACAGCGGTTACTATTTCCGAATATCAGTCTTTTATTGAGTATATTGAACCATACTATTTTAATATTTTGGGATATGCAGGTTCTGACGAGACAGTGCAGTCATTGCTGATTAATTTCACGAAGCGCTGCCGTGAAAACACGGGCTCAAAATTCCAGCTTGTTATTTACGGTAAGACCAAGGTTAATTATCCCGGCGTTATTTCCATTAAGAATGATGTGACAGATACAGGTGCAGAAAAGGGATCCTTAGTATACTGGCTTACCGGAAAAGAAGCTGCATGCGCAATCAATGCAAGCTGCACGAACGCGATCTATGACGGAGAATATACGGTCAATACCAACTTCAAGCAATATGAGCTTGAACAGGCAGTCAGCGATGGCATGTTCATGTTCCATAATGTTTCCGATTCGGTATCCGGCAATGTATTAGGCGATACCCGTGTTCTTACAGATATTAATACCTTCACGGAAGTAACCAAAGCAATGAATAAAGATTTTACGCTGAATCAGGTAATCCGTGTGCTGGATAATGCGGCAATTGACATTGCCCGACTGTTTAATCGGATTTATCTCGGTAAGGTGCAGAATGATGCTGATGGGCGAATTTCTTTGTGGAAAGACGGTATAGCGCTGTTTGAAGAATACCAGCGTGTCAGGGCGATTCAGAACTTTGTGGATGATGACTTGCCTGTACCCACGCAGGGCGAAGAGAAAACCGCCGTTCTGTGGACATTTGAAATCCAGCCGACGGCGTGTATGGAAAAATTATATTGTACCGTGGTGGTAGCGTAAGAAAGGAGATAGCTCATGGCAGATGAAATCAGTGCAATCCGTACGATGCTGGCTAAGGATGTTATTTCGGCAAAATTAGCCAGCGCCTATGTGACGGTAGATGGAAACAGGTATCTGTTATTTCAGGCAAAGAGCCTTGAAGCAACTATCGAAAAAGAGAAGGAAGAAGTTGCTATTCTGGGACGCCTGATGAAAGGGAATAAATCCGTGTCCGCTAAAGGCAGCGGTACACTGACAATTTACAAGAATACTTCGCTCTTTGAAAATATGATGCTGAAATACGTCAATCAGGGAGTGGATACTTACTTTGATCTGCAGGTCGTCAATAATGACCCGACCAGCGAAGCAGGAAAACATACTGTGATTTTGACTGGTTGTAATATTGATAAAGGCACGGTTGCTGGGTTCGATGCAGAAGGTAAGTGGCTTGAAGATGAGATTTCATTCACTTTTGAAGGAATCAAGGTTCCTGAAAAATTCAAAGAACTTGATGGAATGAAAGCGTAAGGGCGGCGGGGACATCCCCGCCTATTCTTTTGTGAAAGGAAAATCAAATGGCTGAAAAAACATTAAAAGCATTTTTTAAAGAAAACGTTATAAAAAAGGCGCCGGTACAATATGCCGCGTCAAAGCGAATGGTTGGCGAAGACGGAAAACCCGTGCCGTGGGAAATCCGCGTACTGACTAATGAGGAAATGGACAGTCTACGGGATGCCTGCACGAAACGAATTCCGGTCAAAGGAACTAAGGACTGGAAGATGGAATTTGATCAGGATAAATTCATGATTGAAATGACACTGAAATCTGTCGTATTCCCCAATCTGAACGACGCAGAACTGCAGGGGAACTGGGACGCAATTGGAGCGGAAGAATTACTTAAAGCGATGCTGACACCGGGCGAATTGGCGGATTTGTATTCTGCCGTATCTCAAGCATCTGACTTTGAGGCAGGCATGGGCGATAAGATCAAGACGGTAAAAAACTCTTAAAGGCAAAGGATCTGGATGCGCATGTGGCCTATTTTGCGCTTATTAAGCTACATAGGCTGCCGCACGAGATTTTTACTTTGCCGGAGCACGAATTGGCTATGATCTATGCTTTTGTTGATGAATACATCAAATCAGAGAAAAAGCAGGCGTCCAAATTGAAACGTAAATAGAAAGGGGGGCAATAGATGGCAACACTGCAGAACTACATCAGTCTTCGGGACGGTGTCAGTCCGATGCTTGAAAAAATGAGCCGTGCAGCTCACACCGTATCAAATAAATTAAACTGCGCCAGCGGAAGCGCCCGGAACGCCGGAGATTCTTTCGGCTATGCTGCCGGGAAAGCAGGTTTATTTAAGAGCATCCTTGCCGGTAACATTATCGGGAATGTCATCATGCGCGGGCTGGACAGTATTACAGGTTCTATTTCAGGAGCTGTAGCACTGGCGGATGAATACACAAGCTTGAATGCCAGGTTGGCGCTGGTAGCCGGTTCACAGTCCAACGTGGCCGCACTAAATGATATGATTTACGAATCCGCGCAACGGGCACGGGGCGGGTACATGGATATGGCAAAAGCCGTGGCCAGTCTTTCGGTCAATGCTCGAGATGCTTTTCCCGATCCGCGAAAAACAGTACAGTTTATGGAAGGTATGCAAAAGCTGTTTGTTATCGGTGGTGCATCTAAAGAGAATCAGCAGTTCGCCATGCTACAGCTGCCGCAGGCATTAGCCAGCGGCCGTCTGCAGGGCGATGAATTCAGGTCTATCACTGAAAACGCACCCATTTTGCAGGATATGATTGCTAAAACAATGAAGGTTTCCCGCGGCGAGTTGAAACAACTGTCTGCACAGGGGGAAATCACCGCAGATATCATCAAGCGGGCTATATTTGAAAATATGGACGAAATCAATGACAAATTTGAGCGCATGCCGAAACGCTGGAGCGACCATTTTACGGATTTTAAAAATGTAGTATTTAAATATTTTACACCGATTGCGGAACGCATTAACCGGCTGGCAAACAGCGAAGGCGTCCGTTCCGTATTCAGCATGCTGAAAAACGGAGTCAAGTCCATCATGCCTGTGCTTTACGCGGTTATTGGAGGCGTGGAGAGGTTTGTCAATATGTTCACTGCAGGAATTTCCGCCGTAGCGTCATTTGTGCAGAATCACGGCTTGCTTATGCAAATAGCACTTATTGCACTGGGCGGGTATCTGGCATTTGTCGGAACGATGGCGCTTATTTCTGCCGGACAAATGGGTCTGGCAGCGATATCAATGGCCGCTAAAGCAGCGGCAGATTGGCTGGAAACGGCGGCATTGATCGCATTGACCGTGGCGCAAGAAGGTCTAAATGCGGCGCTGTATGCGTGTCCACTGACATGGATAGTCGGCGCTATTATTGCTGTTATCGCCGTGCTGTATGCAGCAGTGGCAGCGGTTAATTATTTTGCGGGAACGAGCATATCGGCAACAGGTATTATCTTCGGGGCTTTCATGCTGTTGTTCTCTTCTATATGGAACATGATTGCATTTACTGTGAATATGTTTGTCTCTCTTGCAGAATTCATCGGGAACGTTTTTGTAGATCCTCTGAATGCCACCTATAATCTATTTGCGGATATCTGGAATGGTGTCGTTGATCTGGTAGGACAGGCGGTAGCCGCTATTGTTGATATGATTGCTCAAATCCCAGGGATGAATAAGCTTGGAATCAGCACTGATTTTTCTGCAGAATCTCTCCATCTTGAGAGAAAAGAAATCTCCGGCGGTTATGATTTTTCCGGTTATAAGATGAAAACGCTGGATCCTGCCAATGAAATGGCGTGGGGATATAATGTCGGCGCAGGAATCGGTGACAGTATCAGTGATGCTTTCCGGTTGCCTGAAATAGAGGCACCCGGTTATAATGCCAAGGATATCGTTGATAACACGGCGAATACTGCAGATAATACCGGCAAAGGGGCGAAGGATGCTAAACGGGCAGCTGATGCCCTGGATAGTACGGCAGATGACCTCGCATTTCTTCGAGAAGCGGCTGAGAGGGAAGCAATCAATAAATATACGACGGCTACTATTCATATCGACGTAGGCGGGGTCACTGCAGGAGATACCGGCGGCAATGATTTTGATGGTGTCTTGCGGCGGCTGAATGATGTATTGATAGAATCTGTAGAAAACGGAGCGGAGGCGGTACAACGATGAGTTACTATTTCTTTTTAGGGAATACGATGCTCCCCGTTCCGCCGCCCAGAATGAACACGAAAATTAACGGGAAAAATAAAACAATTAATCTGATTAATGAAGGTGAAGTCAATTTAATCAAGACGCCCGGATTAACAGAAATATCATTTGACTTCTTGCTGCCTAACAGCAAATATCCTTTTGCGAATTATGATTCATCTTTACAGACAGGATTAATCAATTATGCTGTAGGGGCAATTTCATCCCGTATCGGCGGCTCTTTAGGAAACGCATTTTCTTTTAAGAAAGCGGCGCCGTTCCTCGATTCACTCAAAGCTTCTAAAGAGACGCAGAATCCAGTCCGGTTTATCGTTACCCGCATGGGTTTTGATTATTCTCAGTTGTGGAATACTAACATGCTTTGCACTATTGAGAATTATACAATAGGTGAGGATGCCCGGAATGGAAACGATTTAAATATCAGTATTGTACTCAAGCAGTATAAATTCTTTGGAACCAAAGAGGTAGAAGTGACGAAGAATGAAGATGGTACGGAAACATTGCGGGTAAAAGAACCGCGATATACTCCAACAACGCAGGTTCCTGCGGCGATAAAAATAACAAATCAGTTATCTGTACTGGAAGCCTGTAAAGGCGTTATTGGCGGCAATCTTGATTGGCGCGCCGTGGCTAACGCCAGCGGGGTGACTAACCCGCTGGAAAAGAACATAAAAGGGCAGGTGCTGAAATTTGTTTGAAGTTATCATCCACAATAAGACGGAAAACAAATATTACGCGCCTGCCGTGTTGGATGGGGCTAAAATTGAATGGTCTATTAGCGGAGCGCCGGGGAAGTTCACTTTTACCGTATATAAAGATGAAGCTCTTAAATTTGTTGAGGGTGATACAGTGCAGGTCAAAGTTGGAGACAAAGCTGTTTTCTTCGGGTTTATTTTTGTGAAAAAACGAAATAAAGACAATAGTATCGATGTCACTGCTTATGATCAACTCCGGTATCTGAAGAACAAAGAGAGCTGGCAGTACAAGAATATGACCGCCACGCAGGTCATACAGAGGCTGGCTGAATATTTTCAGCTAAAAGTTGGGACATTGGCGGACACTAAATTCGTGATTGATAAGAGAGTGGAGGATAATGCCACTCTCTTTGATATTATCCAGGGCGCGCTTGATATTACCTTAGTCAACACAAAAGAAGTCTATGTGCTTTACGATGATTTTCAAAAACTTATGCTCTCCAAGCCGATTGACATGGTGGTTCCCGTTCTCATAGATAATGAAACCGCAGAAGATTTTGATTATGAAAGCAGCATAGACAAGGACACGTATAACTTGGTCAAGTTGGTGGTAGAAGACAAGCAGGCAGAGGGAGAAGGGAAGCGAAAAGAATTTTACGCGCCCATGACTCCGGACGAGTTTGCAAAATCAAAAGAAAAAGACCGGTGGGGTGTCCTGCAGTACTATGAAAAGTTGCAGAAAAATATCCAAAATCCGCAGGAGCGGGCGAACCAAATGCTTAAGTTTTATAATGTAGTTCGCCGTAAATTAGACATAAAAGGGGCGGCCGGAGATATCCGGGTGCGTGCGGGTTCCATGATTTATGTAAAGCTTAATTTGGGTGATGTGGAATTGGCGCAGAAAGTACTGGTCACAAAGGTGGTTCATACATTTTCTAACCAGGCGCACATGATGGACTTGACGCTGAAAGGCGGTGTAATCAATGATCAATGATGAATTGCCGAATGTATTGAAATCTCTTGTCGCACAGACCGTGCGCGGAATGAATCCGTCTGATTTCGTTCTGGGCGAAGTCATATCTGAGGCACCTTTAGTTATCCGTGTAGGAGAGAATGAACTGGATGAAGATTTTCTGATACTTTCCGATAACGTTCGTGATTTTGAAGTAGATATTGAAGTCAACCACATCACCGAAAAGCGGGCAGGCGGCGGAGGATATGCGGAGTATGCCAGTCACGACCATGACTATAAAGGGAGGAAGAAGATCATTATCTATAACGGATTAAAAATCGGAGAGAAAGTCGTTATGATACAGCAGTCCGGCGGGCAGCTGTTTTTTGTTGCTAATCGTGTATACAACCATTCTGATATCCACGGACAGTGGGGGTGATTAAATGAGATTATTACCGGAAGAATTTAACAACGTATCCATTGCGGGCAGCCAGACACGTATGCCGTCTAAAACCTATCAAATGAATATTGAAGAGGAAACGGTGTCGGGGATAATAACAGATGACTTGGAAGCTGTGCGGCAAGCCGTCTATAAGATCTTAAATACAGAACGGTATAAACACATAATTTATTCTTCGAATTACGGCGTGGAACTTGCTAATCTGTTTGGCAAACCTATGCCTTACGTTATCCCTGAAATCCCGCGCCGGATAGAAGAGGCACTACTGGTAGATGACCGTATCAACAAAGTAGACGGCTTTGATTTGAAATATGACAAACAGGGGAATGTCAAATGTTATTTTGTAGTTCATTCTATTTTCGGAGATGTTGAGATTGAAAGGAGCGTGAAGATAAAGAATGTATGAGGATCAGACAAGCTCTGTCATAGAAAAAAGAATGCTGGATGCCGTTAGCCCCGCAGTGGATAAACGAGAAGGCAGTATTATACATGATGCAACGGCTCCGGTATCGATCGAACTTGAACTGATGTATGCCGCACTGGACTGGTTCATGAAAAATACGTTTGGTGATACAGCAGAGCGCAAGTTTCTAATTGAGCGGGCTTTAGAACGTGGACTTGTGCCGTATAAAGCAACAAGGGCGGTCGTACGTGGGATATTTATTCCGAACACGCTGGAAATACCAATTGGACATCGATTTTCTTGTGACGGGATCAACTATGCAGTAGCAAAAAAAATGAATGCTGGTAGTTATCTACTGCGCTGTGAGACGGTGGGTATATCAGGAAATAAGGCAACGGGAACGCTTGTGCCTATTAATTACTTACCTGCGTTAAAGTCTGCAAGGATTGAAATGTTAGCTGTTCCTGGTGTTGATGACGAAGATACGGAAGCGTTTCGTCAACGGTATTTAAAAAGTTTTGAAACGCAAGCGTACGGAGGAAATATTGCCGACTATAAAGAAAAAGTATTGTCCATATCCGGCGTGGGTGGTGTCAAAGTATATCCAGTGTGGAACGGCGGAGGTACTGTCAAAATCGTATTTTGTACATCAGAATTTAAACCGCCAAATGGTGAGTTTGTAAGACAAGTACAGGAAGTATTGGATCCGATCCCTTATCATCAGCAGGGCGTTGGCGTGGCACCGATAGGGCATTATGTGACGGTAGTGGGAACTACTAAGAAAGCAGTCAACGTCAAAGCAAAAATTTCTGTAAAACCCGGATTTGTACTGAGTGATGTAAAACAGCAAGTCGTAGAATCAATTAAAAATTACCTGAAAGAGCTCAATCACGACTGGAAAACCACGCAAACTGTTTCCGTAAATACATTTACAAATGTAGGGTTAATTCTACGAATATCTAAAATCGAAAGTTGTATCTTAGACGTAACAGGAGTTCTTGATGTAGAAAATTTAACAGTCAACGGATCGAAACGGAATATACAGCTTGACCCGGATGAACTCACCGAACTAGGGGGGATGACGTATGAGTGATGACTTGCGAAATAGTATTGAATGCAGAGAAACTAACATTCGACATTATTTCCCCGACGTGCTTGCTAATGCAGTAGAGTTTAATGAATTTGCGAATGTAGTAGAACCGGAGCTAAATCGTGTTATTAAGCTGCTTATTGAAAAGGCTTTAGATACTTTTGTATTTGATTTAGATGAAGACGGAGCGGGGCGCTGGGAAAAAATGTTGAAACTGTCACCTCGAAATGCGGATACTCTTGATGACCGACGAATGGCCATTCTTGCCAAAATTATGCCAAATACGCCATATACACATAGAAAATTAGAGATTCTTCTGGATGAGATTTGTGGAGAAGGAAATTACAGTATCAATCTAAAACACAGTCAGTACTACATCAAAATACTGATTGCATTAGGTGTTAAACGGCAAAGACAGACTGCGGAATATATGCTTCGATGTATATTACCCGCGAATCTGACGATTGAAATAGATTTAATGTATAACCGACATATAGATCTGAAGCGGTTTACACATGGGAGAATGAAAGAATTGATGTATACTCATCATGATTTAAGAGCGGAGGTACTGGCAGATGCCTAATTACACAAAAACGATAAACCTTGAAAAGCCTTTGCAAACCGAAACTTACGATGTAAATAAACGAAATGCAAACTGGGATAAAATTGATGAAGCTATAAAAAAAGATAGAGACGATGTGAATACGCATGCTACAGATTCAGATGCGCACAAAAATGGGATAGCTGGTAATGCAGCCAGCGCCTCAAAATTATTACGTAAATTTAAAATAGGTATTGCAGGAAAAGTATATGCTGAACCTGTATGGGTTGACGGTTCTGAAGGGAAAGACATAGTAATTACTAAAGTTTTAGAATCTGAAAAAGCCGTTAACGATGCAGCGGGTAATAAGATAAACACTACTTATTTACCGCTTACCGGGGGTACTTTGACCGGAGACTTAATCAATGAGTCTAAATATGTAAAAAATGCAACAAGTATAGACTCAACCGCGATCGGAAGCGGAGAAAATGAAGAAGCTATCGTTATGGCGCGCGATAAAAATGATAAATTGATAGGGCAAATTAACATCATTCGTCAAAAAAACAACCAAAATGTACAGTTACGTCATCGAGTTGTGAACAAGGGATGGTCTGACCTGCGGGTAGTTCAAGATGACAATGGAAATTACTGGGCGGAATATGCTGGTGGAGCCGGAACTAATTTACAAATCCCGCAAGACGACAATAGTAAAAAAATCCCGACCACAGCATGGGTAGTAAATGCTACGACCGCTGCCGCAAAAAAACTGGATACAGCAAAAGCTATTAAAATAGTCGGTGATTTTATAACTGGATCTGAAAAAACTTTTGACGGAACTCAAAATATAAACATTCCTTTAGATTTGGATAAAACAATTAAAAATGCCAGAATTGTGGCAAGTTTGCTAGATCCCGCAAGTGGTTATATTAAATGGGCTAACGGCTTGATTGTACAATGGGGACATGGAACGATTCCATCTACTGTAACAAGTCCAAATACTCCGTTTGAAGCTTCTTATCCAATAGCGTTTCCTAATTCATGCTTTATTCTTGTTGGTAATGATGTTGGGAGTGCGGCGTATACATTGGCTTTTTATCCTACCTCAAATACTAAATTTAAAATATGGCGTCGCCATCCGGATTTTGGCTATGCCGGTGAAACGGGCTTTCAGTATATTGCTATTGGCAAGTAAAGGAGGTTAGAAAGATGGAAGATAAAAACTACATATCTATCTATTCGAAGGAAACTGGATTACGTATAACAACTTTTGCTGTCGGTATTCACGGTGAAACAATAGAAGAATTACTAAAAAAAGCTGTAGAGGATTATCCTACTGCTTTCTGTGTAGAACAAACGGAAGAAGAGTACTGTCGTGTAATAACCAATGACATTATCTATGTAAACGGGGGATTGCAAGAACGTCCGCCGATATCTAAAGAAGAAAAAGGACGGCAGGCACTTTCCGCCTTAGATGCTGAATATGAAAGAAAGATAAGCAGCATTGAAGAAGAAATGGCAAAAGCAAAAGCTATAGAAGATGAAGAACTATATGCCGACCTGAAAACAGAACGAAAAGAATTGATTAGCGAATATGCGAAGAAAAGGAGCGAAATATAATGGAACGCTGTTTTTTATGCCACAGGAAAATGAACAAAGAAACAGGGCTTTGCACTAATAAAAAATGCATCCGGAGCAAACCACTGGAAGAAAAACCTGAAAATAAGACGGAGGATAATAAATAATGAGTATGGGGGATATGAGCCCGGAAGCACTGGAACGAATCGTCAGAATTGAGACAAAGCTGGATATGCTTGTCGAGATGATTCCGAAGATGCAGGAACTGCAGTTGGCGCACGAAAGAGCAGCGCAGAGCGCTAAATCAGCGCATCATCGAATAGACAATATATACAAGGTAGCAGGGCTTATATCGACCATCGTATCTGTTGTCATTGCATTAATCGGGAAGGTGCTGTGATATGTCAGGAAAAATAAAAAATTTATGGAAAAAAGCTGTCGGATACGTAAATGGTCACATACCGAAAGGGAATGCCAAGCCGTCTATGAAAGTAGTCTATGGTTATGCCATAGGCTTTTTAATTCTGTTTTGTGTCGTGCTGACCGCGTGGGTTATTGAATTCTGCAAGGGGTCAGCAAATACGATGACATTGATTAAATTCTTTGAAGATTATACGGCC